CCCTGGAGCAATGCCATTGCCTCGCCTTGCGTTGTCCCTGGCACGGTGGGAAGGGCAGGCAAGCCCGGGTTGCCCTACCCCTTGCCCTTGTGCCTGGGGTGATCCCTGGCACGGGGAAGGGTTGCCCGCTGCTTTCCCCGTCGAGCTTGCGCAAGGTGGGGTTGCCTATGCCCTACCCCTTACGTCGCCCGCCCGCGAAGGTTTACTAACAAGACGGGACAGGCCCAGGGATAACTTGCCCTTGTGAAATATGCCCTTGCCTTGAGCCCGTGCCGGCCATTGTGTCGCGGTCCTATGTTCACCCCTAAAAGAAAAGAGACCATTGCCCGCGTCTTGTTCGCCGGCGTCATTCTGTCCTGGCCCTTGGCAATTTGCCTAGGCTACGGGCCCGCGATCCGTCGCTTCATTCTTTCCCTTTCCTAATATGAAAACGAAACTATTAAGCATTAACGCGGACGCGAAAACTAGCAAGGGCACGGGCAAGGGGTACTTGACCGGCATTTGCTACTTATCCCCCGCAGGGATCGCGGGCCTGGGCAACCTTTGCCCGCATTCATCCGCAGGCTGTCGGACCGCCTGCCTTTATACGGCGGGCCGTGCCGGCATATTTAAGGAGATTAATAAGGCCCGCCTACGTCGGACCCGTTTTCTGTTCGCGGACCGCGTCGCGTTTGCCCTTCAGCTGGAAAAAGAGATTGCCTCACTAGTACGCAAGGCGGACCGCAAGGGCCTTGTGCCCGTTGTTCGCATCAATGGGACGTCGGACCTGACTATTGAAAGCATATTCCCCCGCCTGTTCACCCTGTTCCCTGCGGTCCAGTTTTATGATTACACTAAATCGGCGCGACGTGCCCTTGCCTGGGCGGAGGGAAAGCTTCCCCCTAATTATCATTTAACCTTTTCATATTCGGAAACAAACGGGAAGACCGCGTTTGATTTACTCCGCAAGGGGGTGAACGTCGCGATCGTCGCCAAGGGGATTGAACCCGGCGATTTGTTCACATCCGCCTTTTTTGAGACGTTTGACGCGGACGCGTCGGACCTACGTTTTCTAGATAAGCCCGCAAGCGACGGACGCGGACGCGTCGCCCTACTCAAGGCAAAGGGCAAGGCACGTAAGGACAAAAGCGGTTTCGTCGTTAACCTGGAAAACCTTTAATCCTATGCATCCAACAATCAAAAGTCAGTTAATGGCAATTCACTCCTCCGCCCAGTCCCTAGGGATTGACGCGGAAAACAACGTCGAACAACCCGGGCAGGCCTTTGTCGCGTTTAGCAAACGCGACGCGGGCAAGGTTGTCGCCCATTGTTTCGCAAGGTGGGGGTGGGGTCCGACGATCGTTTTATTTGATGCGACGTTGCCCGCCTTGCCGAAGGGGCAACAATGGATTGGGACGGACGCGGTCGAACCCCTTACCCCTATGAAGGCCCTAAATATGCTTTACGGGATGACCCCCGTTGAGACTGCGCAAGACGCGGAGGCCTTGATTGCCTGGGCGGAGGACAACCCGGAACAATTGACAAGCGGGCAGGCCTTACGCGGGCTTGCAATGGTCCGCAATCACCTGGAGGGCGGATTTTATGCTTAAGGCGGACCTTGTGCAGGAGGCCTTTCAGGTTTCCCGCCTGCTTTCCGCGATCGAGCTGAAGGGGAGTCTTTCCCCTTTGAATCAAACGATTGCGGAAGCCCGTGCGGACCTTGAGGTTGCAATGGGCCTTAAGGCCGGCAGGTCCGAGGATATGTCAAAGGCCCTTGCGACCGTTGCAAAGGCCCTTGAGGCGGTCCGCGACGCGTCAGGCGTCGAAGGGTTCGGAAAGGTTGCGGACCGTGCCCGCTTCCTTTCCCTTTTGTTCCTGGGGTTTGCCTTTAACGGGCTTAACCGCAAGGGGCGCAAGCGGAAGGGGTGACCTTCCCGCCGGCGATCTCCAGCCCCGCAAGGGGCTTTTTTGTACCCTGACGAAATTGACGAGACTGCCCTTGACGAGGCCTCCCGAGTCCTACAGGTTGGAGGTCCTCCCTAATATGATTACTCCAATCCTCCCGTTAAGCGACAAGGCCCTTGAGGCCCTGTCCTACGTCATCGTGACCGCTACCGAAGGCGGACACTACACCCGCGAAGATTACGCGGAGTGGACCGACTACGTGCATAAGGACACCCCGAAGGGTTTCTATGCCGAGGTCACCCTTCACCCTAACGACGACGTCGAAGGCATCAGCCTTGAACCGATTCGGATGACTCCCCAGGAGCTGGGCAAGCGTCTCGCGGAGCGGTTCAACCTTGATAAGATGCCGTCGCATCACGCGTTGATGATTCTCCGGCTTCTCAAGGGCGACGAAGACATCGCGGGCGAAATGGACGTCATCGATTCGGGGGCAATCCTCCAGGTCGCGGTCTACGGTGAAACCATCTACGGCTAAACCTATGCGAACCGAAAACGAAAACAAGTGCATCCATTCGGCCTGCCATACGCTCAACGCGTATCGCAAGCGGAAGGGTCAGGGCTTCGACGTGAAGCCCTCGGACCTGCTCACCCTGCGGGAGGCTCGCGCGGTCACTCCCAAGCCAGCCCTGGCTGAATGGCACGACCTCTCGGTCTTCATCCCCGTCAAGGTCGCCGGCCTTTTGTACCGATCCCTCACGCCGAAGGCCCGCGAGTCCCTTATCTCCGACGAGGTCTTTGGTGGCTGGTTCGGTGGCGGTCCTGCCGACCCTGACTGCGACATCGACGGCGACTTTTGCTCCACCCCGTGCCACTCCGACGACGTCGTGGGCGTCGTGGAATACGTCGAAGACCTTGAGCATTGCTCCGAGGCCGGTCTTATCTTTATCTACCCCGACAAATACTAATCCAGCTAAACCTATGATTGCATACATCAGCACGAAATACAGGGGCCCGTCGAATACGCGGGGCTCCCGAATCACCGCGAAGGCGGTCACGCGTCTGCGTTCGCCCGAACGTATCACCGCGTCTGTCGCGTGGGACCACTCCCTGTCGAACGAGGAAAACCACAAGCAGGCGGTCTTTGCGGTTATGGCAAAGGCCGGGATGATCCGTGGGGACTATGCCCTGGACGGCTTCCGCGACGAAGCCCACGTCGGGCATTGGTGCGCAACCAGCACCTTCACCGCCAGCACGATGAGCGAATTCTAATCTCCAAACCCAAACATATGAAAAAAACCCGAATCCTCGAAGACGAACACGTCTTCATCGTCGATATCGACGTCACCCGCTACGAACACTTCACCTACGGCAATTCGTCCGTGGGCGTGAAAGCGAAGACGCTCCAGTACGTCGAAGAAATCATCAAGGCGAAGCCCGTCGATGAGATTGACGGCCTTAAACAGCCCAGCCTGACCGCGTGGGCCGACTACTGCGACGTCGTCTACTGCGACGCGTACAACCTGGACGACGTCGAAGACGTTGACCCGAACCGCGACATCGATGACGACGAAGACTACTGGACCATCGAGTTCCGACTGATCGCCCGCTTCCGCTACAAAGTGCCGGCTGGGACGACGAAGGAAAAGGCGAAGGACCTTTTCATCGAAGAGCTGAACCATATCGTCGAAGACCCCATCGGAGATTCGCTGGAAGAGTACGCCTGCGACTTCTCCCTCAACGTCATCGACCAAGGACTTTGATATGAGCGACGAAACTAAAACCGCGCGAGTCACGCTGGGCGTCAAGGTGACGTTCACCTTTCCCCCGTCCCAGACCCCGCAGGCGATCGAGGGCTGGTGGCTGGATGAGTGCCCCGAGTTCGAAGAGTGGCTGGAGTGCCAGGACAAGGACATCACCCTGGACGACATCGTCGTGGACGACTACCACGTCGCGAGCCCAGGCACGGTCCACGTCTATTACCGCATCGAGGCCTCCTACCCCACCCGCTGGCGTAAGGATGACGTCGCGGACGCCATTATGGACGCGACCACGGTCCTGAATGAGCCCGACGACTGGATGGTCGGAGAGGTTAAAAGCACGGGCATCAAATTCTACTCCTAATGCAAATCCTATCCGCCCTATCCGCCGGCGATAAACTCGTCCTGTCGGCCCTCTTCTTCACCATCGGCATCGGGCTCGCCCTGTGGCTGATGATCAAGCGATAACCTTTCCCAACCCAATGAAACACCCAGACGAAAACCAGACGGAGGGCTTCAAGGCCCTCTGGAGCATCATCCACAACGAACCCACGCAGGCCGACTACGACTTGGTCGCGCAGGAACTCGCGGGCCACGATGACCGCATCGAGGCCGTGATCCACCTCGCGAACATCCTCCACGCGATGGCAAGCGTGGTCGAGTCCGACTGCGACCAGATGTCGTACGAACACGGCAAGGAGGGCGACCGCTACGGCGACAACCCGATGGCGAAGGACCACTATATGAGCCAGGTGCATTATGCCTATGAAGGCAACCGTATGGCAAACTACTGTGCCAGGGTCGAGGAAGCCCACGAACGTGACGACGAGCTGAAGGACGCGTATGAGGGCGTCGATGAGGCTCACGGGGGCGAAATGACCGCCGAACAGGCCGAGAAGGCCATCGAGGAGATTCTCTGATATGGACCTGAACGACCTCAACCCGGCCCTTGTGGCACGGATGTCGGAGAATGCATTCAAGGAATGGGTGTCCACCGTCGTCACGCGGATGGGCATCCCTATCGAAGCGTTCGAAGCAGGCTCCGAGGAGTACGACGCGGAGATCACCCTTGGGGGCGAGTACGAGCATTGCCGAATCACGTTCGCTCCTGGCTCGTACGCGGTGTGGGCCTACAACCCGTTCCAAGACGACGACTACATCATCGACGGCACCGGAAGTCTCGCCCGCGAATTGCGCGACGCGAAGCGGTTGTCGCTCGACACGAACATCTGAATCCCTACATCCATTCATCCCAACCCAATACCGATATGCCTAAATACCAAGTAATCCGCAACGTGGACATCATCACCGAGGTGACCGCGAAGAACAAAGCCGAAGCCATCGAGATGGCCCTTGAGGAGGAGGGCCGTGGCGAGGGCGAGTACTGCGAGGTCAGCATCAAGACGGTCGTGCTGGAGAAGGACAAGAAGCCGTGCAAGGGCCGGTTCGAAGTGATCGTTGATGCCCGTACCGTGCGTGGCAACGACGTCACCGAAGAGAACATCGCCGACGCCCGCCACGTCGAGAACCTTGACCTGGGCAACATCGGTTTGACCTTCACCAAGGTCGAGCAGACGTCGCTTTGCGTCTCGGGTCCGCGCATCATCCTGCATTTCGAGGTGCATTGCCACGGTGGCAACGCCGGCGAAGTCACGGTTGCCGACCTCAAGGAAGACATCGACGAGATGATTATGTGGTGGGGCGGTAATGCGTGGTCGTACGACAACGGCCCGAAGATCACCGTCAAAGCCATCTGACCTTTCCCCTAACACAAAAATGAGCCAACCCAACCACTATGCCGTCAAGGCAATCGCTGAACTCGGCATCGAGACATTCGGCACCGAGAAGCAATGCGAACGCGAGTTCAACAAGAAGGTGAAGGCCCTCAAGGCCGTCGCCAAGGAACTCGGCATCGCCCTCTGGGTCGATGAGGTCGTCGTCGAAGAGTAATTTCCCCCACAATGAAAAAAACAAAAGAACAAGAAGAACACGTGTCCCTGGAAATCGGGGACTACACCGTCATCGTCAACGTCACCTTCACCACGAAGGACGACGAGAAGATGTGGCACTCGTACGAGCTGATCGGTGTCGAATGCCCCGAGGCGATCGACATCCGCGAGACCGACATCACGGAAGATATGCTCCAGACGGAGATTGCGTCGCACTACCAGTACCTGGCAGAGAACCCCGTGGAGCCTCCGCTGGAGGCCTTGGCGTTCGTGATTCAGGCGTCCGAGGACAACCCAGCTGGGGTCTCGTTCAGCGAATCTGGTAACGAGGCCATCAAGCGGGTCAAGGACTGGTTCGTCGAGCAGGGTGGGGTGCTGTTCCCCAAGATTAGGCGCTAATAGCGAAAAACGACCAAAAGGGGCGATTCTTGCGAGTCGTCCCTTTTTTTGTGCCTCCGCATTTGCCCTGTGGAGCCCTTTGACGACCCGACCCTAGGTAGGCATCAACCGAAACCGCCAACCCAGCTAGGAGGCTCAATGTAGGGCACGGACGGGGCTACCGACGAATCGATCGACAGCATAAAGTGGGCACCCCCATCGTGAGACCAGACCTTCTTGATGACTAGGCTGGAGACCGACGAGTCGTCTTTGATAAGACCGGCCCTCATCATCGCGTCGAGCGCGAGCTTTGCCAGGTTGTCGGCATCAGGGCGGAAGGTGTGGGGTTTGCCCCAGCGATCGTCCTTGGGGGTGGGCATACGGAAGAGCATCAGGACGTCGAGTGGCTCGCCGGCTACGCCGTGGGCCAGGAAGGCCTGACGAGCTGACCGCTCGACGGTGGCGATCCACCGCTTGGCGTTGGCATCGGCTACCGAGACGACGCGCCCCTTGCAGAGTCTTGGCCTGGGTTGTGGCCTAGGTGTACCCGAGGCGGAGAATTGGATTGGGTTCATTTTTGAGTAAGAGGTTGGGTTCATACTATGAGGCAGTCGGGATGCCTCGCCCTTCTGGGCGATGGGCAAAGCCCGAGGATGCCATTAATAGTATTAATAGGGTGCTTCCTCGCTTCCTCGTCGTTCTGTAAGTGACGTAACTACAACGAGATCCGATGAGGAATGGGGGGGTGTCGTTTTTGCCAAAAAGGAAAGGAAGGGGGGTAAATCGCACTTAAGTCGTTGATAATCAACGGAAGTGGTACCTTCCTCGCGCGGTTTGAGGCACGAGGATGAGGGGGGTAAAACACCCCTTCCTCGAACCACTACTATCAACGACTTACGAAGCACGTTTCAGTCTCCGTAGTCGATGCTTTCGGCCTCTTCCTGGATGGCCTTCATCAGGCCTTCCGTGTAGCAAGGGTCTTCCTCGACGCCCTCCTCGTTGGTGCAGTCGATGATCTCGGTCTCGTCCCAGTCCAGCTCCCAATGCCCGCACTCCTCGGTCTGACGACGGCCACCCCAGTCGTGGTCGAACGAGTCGTCCTCCCAGGTCAGGCCGGCATTGATGTTGACGATGTACGTGTGTCCACCGTGTTTGACGGTCAGTTCGGCTTCTTTCATTTGGTTGGGGGTTGATGGGTCCACTTGTTACGGGAGAGAAGTTCGGTCCAGAGGGCCTTTATCCCGGCCCTCATCTTGGAAACGAGCGCGCTTTCCAGCGGGGTGAGCTTCTTGAGCCCAGGCTTTGCCCGAGCCTCCTGTGGGGTGCTGGCAGTCTTCATTGGTCGCGGATACCGAAGGTGTCGTTGCGGAGGAGCTTGAACTGATCGGAGGTCATATGGCGGATGATGCCATCCTCATCCAAGACGATGGCGAAGACGTCGTTGGCGAAGGTACCACCATCGCGGACGTAGATGAGCATACCGTAGCCGAGAGGGGTCTCGACGGGCATCGGATTGCGGAATTCGTGGATCATCGTTTGACGGAACGATTATGGGTGAGCCAGCCTTTGCCATCGACGTATGCGCTGACCACGTAGTTGGTCTCGCTGGGGTACCTCTCGATGCGAACCACATAAGAATCATATTCGTCTCCGGGTTCAAAGTTCTCGATGATATTTACGATGACGTTATCTGCCCAGGCCTCAAAGCCTAGTCGGTTGACGTTTTCCGGGTCAGGTTTCATTTGCCGAGTTCCTCGTCGAGCTTCTTGTCCAGGTAGGCGCAGTTGTTCTTGAGCCGCTCGACCTCGGCCTTGAGGTAGGCAATTTCGTTGTCGGTATCGATGGTTGCCTGGATGACGGCTACTCGGATGACCTTCAGCACTTCCGTGCTGAAAGCCTTCTGGAAGGCGTCGCGTTGGTCGGTGATCCTGCCGAGTTCAAGCCGGAGGGTGGTCGTCGGGTCGTGTGGTAGTTCTGGGTTCATTGGGAAGGTCGATGGTATTGGTCAGGGAGGTCGTCACGTTGACGACGGTCTTCATAGAGTCGAGCCAGGTGCGCGCGCGATCGGCGATATCCTGGAGTTCGGATACGGACATATCCTGGAGGTCCTTCTTGCCTCGGTTGCCGACAGCCAGGGCAGCTGCGACAGCCGAGAGTCCGTGGCCGGAAGCCTCCAGGGTCCAACGAGCAGCCTGGAACTGAACCTGGGCAGGGGTGGCTGGGTCATCGAGCAGTCGGTTCATCACGGCCCAGGCCTTGGTGGCGCCCTTGGTCTTGATGTCGGTGTCGCGGTGAATCTCGATGGCCTCGCGGACCTTATGGTTCTTGAGCAGGGCCGATCCGTTGGACGGGTCGTAGCCGGCGGATTTAGCCGCGAGCATAGCGTTACCGCCATTGGCTACGTAGGCCTCGATGAAGGCCATCTGTTGCTCGGTGACGGTGCCCTCTGCGTCCTGACGGACGATGAGCCCGCCTTTCCATTGGTCTTTATCCGTTTGTTTTCGCATCGTATTGTTTCTTCAAGTCTTTCCAGTCGATGCCGTTCATCTTGCAGAAGCGGTGGACGTTCTGGAGGTGGACGCCACCGAGGGAGTCGGCTACCTGTTCCAGGGTCTTGCCTGCCAGGGCACCCGCGATGATGGCGTCCCGCCAGCCGGTCTTGTCGATCTTCTTGCCCTGGCCCTTCTCGGAGGTCTTCCAGCGGATGCCGAGTATCTTAAGCCAGCCGTAGATGCAGGGCTTGGAGTAGCCGAGCTTCCTGCAAGCGGCCCGCAGGGTCATCCGCTCCGCGTTCATCTTCTCCAGATGGGGACGCATCTCGACGAGCCTGACGGCGGTGGAGTGGAACATCTTGTGCCCACGGAAGGACACGGCACCGCGCATCGAGCCTCGGTCTCCGGTGAAGGCGATGAGGGGGGACTGGATGATGGTCTCGTAGAGGTCGCTCATTTGACGTAGATGGATCGGTAGATTTTCATCGCCTTCTCAAACTTGCGGTCGTCGAGCATAGGGTTCGACGGGCGGAAGCCGTAGCGTTTGAAGCCGTGGTAGCCCAAGTTAAAGGCAAGCCACGTTTCGTGGGCGAAGGCCTTACGACCGATGGCGAGGGAGACGCGGTCACGCAGATGCGTCAGCCAGGTACGAGCGTACTCGGTGGCGATATCCCTATCGTGGGCTCGCGTGAAAGGATATACCCGAAGGCCGAGGCACTTGCGAATCTCGGTGGTATCTTCCCAAGCTTCTTTGTGGAACTGGAATCGGCCACGGGCTTTTTTCGAATCTCCGAGAGCGGAGTCAGGGTCCTTCTCTCCGCCGGTCTCGATCTGCTGGACTGCGTCCAGCCAGGAGTCGGGGACGGGAGCCGCGAGTACGCTGGCACTAAATATTAGATTTGTTACGAGGCTTTTTACGGGGTTCATCGTGTTTGGTTGGGGAAGCTACACTTGCCTTCTTCGCTTTGCCTTCAACCTTTTTCTTTTGTTTTCTTGCGCGCCCCGTCCCCGAGATGGGGAGCCCGCCGGCATCACCGTACTTCTTGATGCCTGCCTCCACTATCATTCGACATCGGTCCCAAAGTGAGACGTTATCTCGTCCGTCGTCTGCTTGCCTGATAATGGAGTGTTTGCTCATATGGTTTTGATTACAATTCGTGCTTCGGTGTCATAGGCGTACATCTCCCAGTTCGGGGGATCGTAGGCACCGGAGTTGATTTCAGCCCCGATTTCATCGGTGGCGATGGGTCCGCTGGCGATATCGAGCCACTTCTTTTCCTTCCCGCCCTTGGCAGCAGCCGCGACGATGGCCTTGGACATCAGCATTTCGTCCACCAGATGGGCGAATTCGCCTGGGCCGATGGACCGCAGGTTGGCCGGCAGTTCACCGCGACGACGGTACAGCCCGCTCTTGGCGTTCTTGCCCTCGATGGAGTAGGGGTGGCCGTTGCGCGCGCCCAGCGTGATGGCGGCGAGCATCCAAGCCTGACGCTCCATATAGTTGATGTCGTTGAACTTATCCTGATCGGTCACATCGACGAGCAGACCGGACTGCGTACGCAGGAGCGTACGCTCCCCATCAAACATCTCCGGGTTATTGGCCTTGATGACAGCCAGCTTCCAGAGGGAACCCTTCTTGGGGGTCATCTTCAGGGCTTTCATACGACGGTCGTAGTCGGAGCAATGCCACACCCCGATGTTACAGCGGAAAGCCGAAGGCAGGGCTGACGAGCCTCGGATCGCGGCCTTCATCTGCTCCGCGTTGCGGATGGGCTCATCGCCCTGCTTGCGGATGTGGTGAACGACGATCAGGGTAGCGTTGAGTTCACCGCAAATCTGGCTGGCGACGCGGATGAATTCATTGATGACGGTGGCGGAATTCTCCTCCCCGTGCAGTACGGAATTTAGCGTGTCGATGACCACTAGTTGTAGGTTCTTGATGTTCTTCAACAGGTTAAAGAACTCAAGCCATTTGCGGGAGGCCCTGGCCTCCTGGGTGCGCGGGTCCTTCTCGACGAGGGGGAAGGCACCGCCCGAGTTGATGGTAGGCAGGATGACGAGGTCATCACCGGCGTCCCGACGACGTTCACCGTTCGGGTCCATATCGTGGAGGCGGATGTGGAGTTCATCCTTGTCGTCCTCCGTGGTCAGGATGACGACGGCACCCTTACGCATCACGGGCATGCCGCCCCAGGTATCACCTTCCTTGTTGCCGGCAACCTTCAGAGCCAGGTCCAGCATCAGGAAGGTCTTGCCTGCCCCGCCTTCAGCGACGAGAAGGTGGTGCTTGCCGGCCAGGATAAGCTTGTTGACGAGGAACTGACGGGTCGGAGGGGTATCAAGGGACCAGCGATGGGCGCCCCATACCGCGAGCCCCTGGCCCTCCTGGAGGATGGGCTTTTCGGGCTCCTGCATCGGCCCGTGGCTGGAGATGTCCTTGCGGAGCAAGCCCTGCCACTCGGAGGTGAACCTGGCGTCGGGCCAAGGTGGATCCATATGGGCAAGCATCCACCCGTGGGTAGCCTGCTTGGCCTCTTCGACGTTCATATCCCCCTTGCGGGCTACGTGCAGATAGTGTCCCGCTACGCGGGTGAAGGCAGACCAACGGGTCTCCCCGCCTTCGGCACCAGCCGAGACGTCCGTGGTCAGGGCGGCGGATGTGTCCGTCTCGGGCTTGAACATAGCACCGACCTTGGCGACCTCTTCCTTCAAGGCCCAGGGGCTGGCCGGAAGCAGGGCTACCTTGGTGGGGAAGGCCTCGTCGGGTACGGGTTCTGAAAGCTTCTCGATAGTGACGAGACGCAGGACTCCCGACTTACCGTGGATGGAGCCGGCGACACGGATCGGCTGGTGGGCACGACCGTACGGGTTGCCGTCTACGCCCAGGCCGAACTGGATATCCGCTCCGCACTTACGTGCGACGGCATCTCGATAGGTGACGATCTCTTGGACGGTGATGGTCGGGCTGACAGACCAGTAGACGTGACGCTTGGGCTTCCCCTCTTCGGTGGTGCCACCGGACAGGACGACCATCGCCGCAGGGCCGAGGTGTTCTTCAGAGTAGGCTAACTTCGCGTCGGTATCTCCCGTGTCGAAGTCCGCGCACACGGTGCGAAACACGTCGCAGTTTTCCGACGTGCCACGGCACTCGCGAAGAGTGCAAGGCACGATGAAGGTGGCTACGCCGTGCTGACCCCAGCGGGTGGCGTGGAACTGGACCGACATCGAGAAGCGACGCCAGCCCAGGGAGCTTGGCTGAAGGAAGATGTCCTCGCGGAACACGCCTTCCCGCTCGGTGCCCTTCTCTCCGATCCCACGCAGGCATACGTATCCCGTTGGGTTCTCTCCGAAGAGCAGACGAAGGTGCGAGTCAATGGCAGAGCCATCGACGATAAGAGCATCGCTCATCGTTAGATAAAGCGAATGAAGATAGGCGTCTTAGAACCGACGTACGAACCTGTGACGTTGTACGACATATGGTCCATCGCGTCCTCTTCGGACATCCCTTCGACGACGAAGAAAATCTCGATGCACTTATCGTGGTCATAGACGACGACGGGCTCCATCGAGCCAGCCGTGACGCCGATGATGGCTGCTTCCAGCCCATCGGCCAGGAGCAACTCATCGCCCATCTCTTCGGCGATCTCGTTAATCTTCTTGAGGTTATCTTTACCCTCTTGGACGAGCATGTCCTTGAGGATGTTTTTCTTCACTTTTTTGGAAGCCATGAAGGTGTAATTTCGGGGGTGGTGTTGGGTTTGAGTGAGCTAAAATCGAACGTCTGAACGGGCTCCTGCTTGACGACCTTGCGCGACCAGCATCTGTCGCGGAAGTCGCACATGACCTTGCATCGGTAGTCGGACGGGTCCTTATAAGGGCGGGGGATTTCCTCGGGGTCAAGGGTTGATACGATGACGACGAGTTTATCGATGGAATCCTGGCAGTCGCGTGAGTTGAAAGGGATGACCTCGACGTTGATCTCGGCGGAGTCTCGGTTGAGGCACGTGAACAGGCAGGACTCCAGCTTGTGGTAGCCCATATAGACCTGGACCTGGGCGTAATAGACAGGTTTGCTTTCCTTGATGCCCTTGCTGACGGCATCCTTAAAAGACGACATCCCGAGGGCCTTATTTTCCCAGAGCATAGGATATACGAGGCCTGGGATTTCCGGGCCGCCCTGCACGACTCCGTCAAGGTGGCCCTTGAACTTCCCATCCAGGTCTGAGATGCCGATCTGGCGACCGTCAGAGGTATGGGTCTGGAGGTCGAAGCCGGCAAGGCGAAGATACTCGGCGACGCGGGATTCTCCGTCGTGGCCCATATCAAACATACGCAGGGTAGTGCCCTTGAATTCAGCACCAGGGTCCTTCTCCGTCATGTGGTATTCGTAAGCAAGTTTACGTGAACAGTCCTCCCCGATGCGTGATGCGCCGAGGTACTTTCGTTTCGGCTGCTCCTTATTTTTTGCCTGCATAGCCTTGTCGATAAGTTCGACGACGGCATCGTGCGTAGGGTTTTTGATCTCGGGTTTGAATTTCATCAGATTGCTAGGACCTTGGCTTTTATAGCCCGCTCGCGGAACTTCCAAGTAAGAAGGCAGGATGCCTTGTACTTTGTGAGGCCCATCGCGGAGAGGGGGGTGAGTCCAAGGATGTCGAGTTGCTTGTTGGACGGGGGTTCGTGGAGCCATCGCTTGGACTTTCGGGCGGCGTCCTTGTCGCCGTGTTCGCGGAGATAGTCGTCGGCGGAGGCGATAGCCTGGAGCCGGTCGGTGGTGACGCCGATCAGCTTGACGCTGGCAGAATCGTCCATCCCGCCAACTACCCACTCCTTGTCGTCGTGGCGGACCACTACGGTCCAGGCGGTCATCGCGTTAGCCATCGTGACCATGCCATCCCAGAAGGTTTCCCATCTGAACGGAGACATCTCAAAGATTTCTACCTCTGTCAGGGTAAAGTTGACCAGGTCCTCGCGATCCTCGGAGGCCTCCTTTAAGCGACGCTCTACGGCATCAAAGATATGTTCACACGCTGGGCACACGGCCAGGGGTGCAGGGACCTCCATCCCGCAGGACGGACAGGTTTTGACCATAGGCTCGCCGGCTGCTACGGGCTCTAGCTTAACCTCGGTCTCGATGCCACCGTGAGTAAGTAGTGAATAACCGAAGTCCATCACGATGCAGTCGGTCTTGATGACCCCTGGATAACGCTCCGGGTCTACCTTACGCAGACCACGACCAATCATCTGGATCATCGTAGACTTGAAGGAGCATGGGCGGAGCAGCACGACGCACGACACGGTCTGGCAGTCCCAACCTTCGGTCAGGACGGCGACGTTTACCAGCACCTGGAAATGGTCGTGTTCGAAACCGTGCAGGACCTTGCGTCGCGCGTGGTCGGAAAGATTGCCGTGAACGATGTCGGCCTTGACGCCGGCTTCCTTGAGGGCCTCGGTTACGTGTTCGGCGTGTTCGACGGTGGAGCAGAACAGGACCGTCTTACGGTCGCCTGCTTTGGCCTTCCACTCCTCGATGACCCGCTCGTTGACGGCGGACTTGTCCATGATCGCCGCGACGGCGTCCATATCAAAGTCGGCGATAGTACGCCTGACGGAGGCAAGCTCTTGGCGGAGCCCGCAGTCGATAACGAAGACGCGAGGGCGGACCAGATTGCCGGCCTCGATAAGCTCCTTGACGGTAATGACGTCGGAGACGTTGGAGAACACTTCCTTGAGGGCCTTCTTATCCCCGCGTTGAGGGGTGGCGGTGACGCCTAGAACCTTAAGGTCTGGGTTTAGCTCCCTGGCACGATCCAAGATAGAGCGGTAGGAGACAGCGGCTACGTGATGGGCCTCGTCGATGACGATCAGGTCCATCTTGGGCATAGTCTCCAGGTTGTCTGGGCGCGAGAGGGTCTGGACCATCGCGAAAGTGGCCCCTTCAGACCACCGCTTTCTGTCGGCGGCGTAGATGTCTGATGGGGTATTTGGGGAAACCCGCTTGAAGGTAGCCCTGTTCTGGGCCACCAGTTCATCGCGGTGTTGAATCACCAGGGTCCGCATGCCCGGGGTCTTATCCATCAACAGATGGATGGCGGATGATAGCATGACCGTCTTGCCGGCCCCAGTAGGGGCTACGCCAAGGGTCTCTCCGCATTCGGCGATAGCCCATAGAGTCTTACGCACGAACTCCTGCTGTCGAGGACGGAGCTTCATAGGAAAAAGACACCACCGCGTACCGAAGCAGAGGCGATGGAGCGACCGACTAAACGCCGATCTAAAAATGGGGGTGCGGGAGGAGAGGTGACCCCAACAGTCACTTCACTCCTGCGTGAATTATAAGCGGAATGGGCCAGACCGACGGCTGGTTTATCGCTTTTCACTCGCACCTTGGGTGTTTTAAAGAGAACAGAATTACCGGACCTGTCAGATATCATAGCGTAGAATGAATAATACGCCAGTAATATCTGGGCTGGGGGCCCGGTAATTCTGCGAGGGGTTAGAACGGGCCGTTAGAGGAACCCGGAGCCTTGGGCCAAGACGGCTTCGCGATGGAAGCAGCCGTGGAGGGCTTGATGGAGAACGCGGAACCGCGAGCCTGATCGATGGCGGTCTGACCGCCGATAAGCTTCTGGTAATCCTTGAAGCCACCAGATGCGGGGTTCGGGGAGAGCCATTCGCCGACCTTATTCTTGTCAGAATAGGCAGGGTCCTTGGACTCCTCGATCTTGACCTTGATGGCGACGCGCTGGCCGTCCATGCCGTTCATAATTTCCAGCGTCGGCTTGCCTTCGAAGGCGTTGTACGACTCGGGCTTGGCCGGCGTGAACCAGCCGCTCGATTCGAAGATGCGGGCGACGGACGTGATGCCCATCTTGCGCCACTTCTCGCTGTTGCGGTCGTCCTGGATATCCGGGATCATGTCGAAGACCTTACGGCCTTCGTGGTCACCGCCGACGAGGGTCAGCGTCACGGGGAAGTACGTACCGCCGGTGGTGCCGGACTGGCGCGCGGCCTGAACCGTGAGGATGGCCCAGGAGATGGTGCCGTTGGGGATGAGTTCCGGTGCCGAACTGGCTCCGGAGGTGGGGGAGAACATGCTCATGTTTTCTTGGTGTTGTGTTGGGGGGTGGAAATTACTTCTGCTCGGGCATCGCGGTGATGACGTTGGTGTCGGTGCGTTTGCCTTCGCGAATCTTCTTCATCAGGGCCTTCAGATCAGGGGCCTCCAGGACGTCGAGACGACCGGAGCGGTCCTTCGCGGGGTAGCCCCACGGGTTCTGCTGCTGACAGCACAGGCCACGGTACATCGTGCCATCTTCAGCCTTGAAGCTTTGGAGCGTGATGACCTGATCGAAGATGCCAGGGAGTTCGCGACCGGTAGCGGCACCTTCGACCTGGGGAGACCAAGAAACACGCTTCAGGTCGTCTTCCTCGCGGTTGAGGATGCCGACCATGATGACGGATTTGTTGCAATGCTGGAGGTGCGTGGACCAGCGCATCATTTCCTTCTTCAGGATGCCGTAGGCACCACGTGTGTCGGGCTTGCCGGTCTTCTCGGACACAGCCTCGGGCTGCTTTTCGGCCCACTTGAAGCACTCGCGAGACGCCACCGTGATAGAGTCAACGAAGATGGTGTCGTACTTCTGGAGGTCGATGTCCTTGAAAGCTTCCTGGACGGCATCGTAGTTGGGCTTGGAATAAGCACCGGTGGCGTCGCTCGGATCGTGACCGCCGATGTAGAGGGCGAGCGCGCGGGCGATTTCCCACGGGTAGCGACCGTACTCCTGGGCGGCGGCACGGACGTCGATGACGTCACCGGGCCAGTCCTGGATGGCGAGGGTGCCGGCCTCCAGGTCCACGAAGAGGGTCTTCGCGGGGTCGAGGGTGCGGGCGAGGGTGGTCTTGCCGACTCCGGACGGGCCGAAGACGAGCATGTTGATTTTGGGTACGGACTTGAGGCGTTCGCTGGCCTTGATGATTTTCATGTTTGTTGGGTTGGGAGATTAGGCGGAGAAGATGATCTTGGGGTCGGAGTACTTGACCGTACGGGCCTCGATGAGGAGATCTACGAGCTTCTGGTCGGTGATGGACTTGAAGACCTTCTCGGGTACGGAGAACTCGATCTTGAAGGTGTTACGCATCTGGTCGTAGGGAAGCTGCATCGCGATGCGCTCCAGGGCAAGGGAGTCCCACTTGACGGTGGACTTGATCTCGCCGGTGAACTTGAAGCCTTCGGCTTCGAACGTGTGCTGGCCGGACTGCTTGTCCTGCTTGGACAGGGCATCGACGAGGACGTCTTCGAAGCGGCGACGGATCTCGCCGTTGAGTTCTTCAAGCTTGCGCTTGGAGCCCTCGATGTTGGTTTCGTGCATCGAGATGTAACCCTGGATTTCTCCGAGGGACATTTCGGTGACGGGACGGGGTCCCTCAACGAGGGACGACTTTGCTTTTTTGTTTTTCATGTCGGTGGGAAATAGATTCGCCGGCGTTGGGAGCCGAGCGGACCAAGTAGTCGTTCAAATTGATAGGGTGCTTTTCGTACGTGGCAAGTTCAAGAAGCTCCATGATGCGAGGGGACGGGACGCTGTTGCGTTCTCCCCACTTCTCGATCGTCTTCACAGAAAGCTTGTAGCCCCTGGCATTCATCCGACGCCAAAGCTCCATGCGACCACCGAAGCGGGCGACGAGTTTCTTGATGTCGAGTGTTTGATTCTTCACGGCGTTGGGTCCGATGGAAGAGACGTTGATCTACATACTGTAGGGCGTCAAGTTACAAAAGGACAGATTTTGTAAACTAATCATAAACCAATGTATACCAGCAACTTAAGCCTTTTTAATTCGCTTTTTTAGCCAGGATATAGAGGCGTCCACGATGTTGGTTGCGGATGCACCAGATATTCCGATGCATGCATCCTTCAATCCCTGGGCCATTTCAAACTCCTTTAATCCCTGGCCCACCAGCCACGCGACGATGCCGGCGGCAAACACGTAGCGCGCGGCTTTTCCCCACGTCATACCTGGCTCTTCTGATAGTAAGATTCTCGCGAGCATACCAGCCATGCCGATCAGAGAAGCCATGAAGCCTCCGTTCTGAAGTTGCTCGATGAGACCCAATTCTTCCGGAGGTTTCATTGACGTCTGTAACCCATTTTCCAGAGGGCGTCTGCGATGATCGTAGCAGTAGCGGCTACGTTTTGTTCTGCCATGTAAGGACAGGCTACGTGGATAAATTCGTGTACGGCAGAATCCAAAAGTTCAGACTCCGGTTGACGAGGGTCCAGGGTTACCTCTCCGGTGGCCTTGTCTGCTTGCCCGAAATCGGTGCTATTAGAGTTGGTTGGCGGGTGTTCCCCAAGCTCCTTAAACTCAACCTTGATTTTTGGGCGTGTCTTCATTGGCTTTGTCGCGGACGTAATCCCACAGCAGGTAGAGCAGGAGTCCACACCCTGCGGCCAGCGAACCTCCGGCGATATAATTAAAATACGGACTATCGACCACAAACGGGAATGCCCCGATCGCGCCCCCGCACATGAGCAAAGGGATGCCGGTACGCGGACCGACCAAGGCCGTCACGACCCCGCCGATGACTGCCAGGGCTGCGCCAGCCATAGTCCACACGTCTTTCTTCCCCTGCTCAATCTTCTCCGTAAGTTCGGCGATCTTCTTGTCCTTGATGTCAGACACTCTCTTCGCTTCGGCCTGGTCTGCCTCAAGCCGCTCCCATGCCTTGTTCACAGCCGTAGCCAACTGCCGGCCAAAGGCCATCTGTTTAGAGTAGTCGAGCGGATCTTGCTTTACCGCGCGAGCGATCGCGAACTCGACGTCTTTCTGAGGGGGCGGTGGGAGGTACGACTGAGCTAGGCGAGATTCAGCAACCACGACCTTCGGCTTATCCGCGTTCCGCTCAATGGCTACCAGGGCAGCGCCGACTCGATGATCGGTCTTGTCCAGGTCCTTGCCCAGGGTGGTCACAGCGTCCGGCTTTGTTGGAGCTGCCGGCTGGACAGGGAGTACTTCGGGCTTGGACGAGCATCCGGCCAGCGCAAGTAGTACGACTGGCAGGAGACGCCACATCACTCCTTGTCGATCTTGAATTCTTCAGCCAGGTCCTTGATCTTGGCGACCTTGGACGACTTGGCGTTCTTGACGCCGGCGGCAAAGCCACAGGCAAATCCGATAACTAGGGTAATGAATGCGAATAGCATAGTCCTACCATTGTCGCTAAGACCTGGATTTGGTCAACCGTTTCAGCCACCTATAGACTTTGCCTATCTGTTCAAAGGTGGCATCGTGCTTTATGGTATTAGCCATACGGCTTATAACTACGACATTCCCTGGCACATAGCCCTTCTTTGGGTCTATCCTGTCCAGGCTTGGGGCTTTGGCGTCTGGTATGTGATTCTTCCCCGTCTTGTACGTCACCCCCATTACTGGGCACTTGAGGCCTATGACTATGTCGGCTTCGGTAATGCTAAATGGAAGCCCCATCTTCTTGGCTCGCTGCCGAGCAAGCGCGAGAAGTACCCTGGCGGGGTTCGCCTTACGATAACGCTGGAGCCACTCCAGACGTTGCTTACCGGTCTTGGCCGTACGCTATCAACGCCACTTTCCGCTCCGCAGGAGCAGGCCAATGACGCCGTAGTTTGCGAGATCGGACCAAGAATCGATGATCGGTTCGTTGGTAGCAGCCGGCTCGCCCTTCATCTCCTTCGTGAGGAGATTCCGGATTCGGCTTACTTTATCCTGGGTGCGGACCATGACACCCAACTCGCCGTTCAAACTGATATTGCTGCTCCCATAGTCCATCTGCTTACGGTCCATAAGCTGGGCTAGGGGAATGATGGCGCGGAGGTATTCGCGTCCCATCTCAGTCTGGAGGCCGAGATCAGCGTGGAGCTTCTCGGCCAGGGCGTCGGTATCAATGTTGGGCATTGTGGGATAATACTCCCCCAATACCCAACATCAGTCAACCATCTTATCGCGATGGAGGCCTGGGCTTAGGGGGAGACGTAGGCTCAGGTGTCTGGCTACTTCCCCTTTCCTGCTTTTCGCCGGCAAAGAGGTCGGCGACAGCCTTTTCGGTACGGTTGTTGGCGACAGCCTGGGCCGCAAGGCCAGCCACAACCTTAACAGGCATCGGGGCCATCTCGGTAGCCAGGGCAAGACCAGCGTTGGCAGCGGGAACGAAGGCAGATCGGTAACCAACAGACGCCACCGCCCGCTGGGCAGCATTAGAATCAGGGTTTTCGATCATTGCCGCGCCGGCAGTCCATGCCTTCTTGGCCCAATCTCCGACTACGCCAGCTGGAAGTTGTCCGCGTGAGATGGCCTTCCATAAGATTTCGGCAGGGCCCAGCATGCCGGTATATACAAAGGCGTCCGCCATAGACTTAACCCATGCAGGCACCTTGTCTCCATCCTTGAATTCAAACCCAGTCAGCATATTGATGATGGTTCTGATTCCGTAGGTAGCAGCCGTAGCCACGGCGAAAGCAGGACCTACTCCGGCCATAAGCATACGTTCGGTGGCGTTGTATTTATTATCTCCAACGATCTTGCGACTCTGTTCCTGCATGCGTCGTCCGTGTTGAGCGGACCACTCATTGGTAAACGTAGAGAACTGGAAGAACATGCGTCCCAATGCAGTATCATTTGCCGATTCCGTACGAGAAGACCGTGAGGCCTGGACGGACGACTGCTTGTTGAAGATGATAAGTGCCTGACGGTATTTAGCGGCCATCGGATCTCCGCTCATAATAGCTTGGAGTTGCTGCGTTTCGTTGCCTTTACGCATTTCCTTTACCCAGGCTGAAAACTCGGCCAGGTCTTCATCCTTTAGGCCAAGCTCTTTAAGTCTGTCTTTTGCAAGGTTATCAGCCTTAGCTTCCTTACCCATTGCTCGCGCGATGCGCTGAAGATTGTGGGTACCTTCAAGCCACTTGATATTAGTATCGATGAAGTCAGCCCCGATTCGCAGAGATATCTCTCTCTTCGCTGCTTCGGTAGCATGGATGCCGTACATGCGGTATACGCCATCTGACGCCTTGTTTAGCTTACCCTGGTAGTCGGAACCGCCGTCCAGGTGATAGCCTGATGCGATGGTGCCGAAACCACGGTCGATCGTATTGATGCCAAACTCAATAGCCAGGGCAGAGGCAAGGTCATGTCCCTTTCCATAGATGCGCTCAATTTCATTTCTTGCGTTGGTGGTCTGTTCAGGCGTCAGGCGTCCAACGATATTGCCGGTCCTGCGGAACATCTGCCACACGGCCTTGACGCTGTCTGATGCCGATTCGGTGCGAACTCCGATAGAAGCAGCCTCGGTGATATTTAAAAGACCGGTGAGCTTCAGGTAGGCTGCGTTTGAGATAAGCTTGGTGAAGTCAAGGGCCTGCTGGGTCTCTTCGCCCATGCGCTTTCCGCCAATACCGATGTTCGATTTGATAAGCTGCTCGATCTCTGCGATGTCCTTCGGGTCTACACCCTGCTTGTCCATCTCGCTCTTGATCTTGCCCCATGCTCCGTTGTCCACTCCGATTCGTCGGGATACTTCTGCCTTACGCACAAGACCGCCAACATAGTTAATAACGGTGCGCTCGACGTCCTTGTCTCGGTAAGCGTCAAAGAGCAAAGCCTCGTCCTTGGTAAACTCGCGCTTTTTCTGGAAGCTTTCCTTGGTTCCCTGGCGTGGCTCTTCAAAGATTCCATGCTCGAAGTCCAGGCCTTCACGCCCAAGCAGGATAGCATCGCGCCACTTACGGGCCATCAGATCAAAGTCAGGGGTCTCCGCCTCAACGTATTCGGTTCCATTCTTAGCCGCCTCATCTTTTGCCTCCTGCTTGAGACGTTCAAACTGAACCTCATATGCCTTGGTGGCCGCACGAACAAAGCCGGCCTTGTCTGCATCTACCGCGTTGGCATCTACGGATCGAGGGAAGAATCCTTCAACCTTTCCAAGCTTCAGACCAGCATCGATACCGTACTTTTGCATTTCTGCCAGAACGACACCGACTTCCTTGATGGCTTCACCGACACGTCCGCCTACTTGGCGAGGGGCGCGTCCTTCTACGCACTTGATGAATAGCGAGTTGAACTCCTTCAGTTCAGCCGGCCCCATCTTTCGCATGTCTTCCAATACAGGGCCAAAAGCCTTGGTAAGTTTGTTGAAGAACACGTTTCGCATGTTTGCGGAATCCGTGTTGTAATCGGGTGCTTCAGCTTCCTTGCCCGGGATGAGCGAGAAGTCATTGACTACTTTTTGAAGTGCTTCGGACTGCGGGTTAAGATCAGCAATCGTACGCATACGCATCGAAAGCGGCTTAAACCACGCCACGACTGGATGGTCTACTACGCTGCGCCACACCTTGCCCCCTGCGGTAAGCTCTGGCTTTTCACCGCGAGCCAGGTTCCGGTCAACTTCGCGGGCCTGGTCAATGGCGTCGCGTTCTTCCGGGGTAAGGCGGGTTGCCTCTTCGACGTCCTTCTTGCTGGACATCTTTGGCTCTGAATAGACAGACGGGTCTGCGTCTTCAGGCTTATACCGTCCCTTGGCAAAGTTTGCCAGGATACGCTTGGCCTGCTCCTTACCGAATACCTGGGCAAAAGCCGTCTTGATGCTGTTCCACACGCCGGCAATCTTCTGCTTCCAACCTGGCTGCTCGCCGGTGTAGGCAGGGTCATTGTTAAGCTTTTCACGGGCCGCTTCCTTAAAGGTCTCAGCGAACCATTCGCGCGGGGTGAATAGGCGGTACATCTCGTCCGTAGGACGAACCTCATAATGGGTAATCTCGCCCTTCTTGTTACGTGCCGGAGACACGAAACGATCAAGCGTAGGGAAGTCAGCAGCAGCCTCGGCGTAAGCTTCCTTAGAAATCTTAACCTTGGCCCAGTTGTCAGAGCCTTCTACAAGGCGACCGAACACGCTCCACTTATCCGTGAACTTCTTGCGGGCTGCAAGCCACTCGGCCCGTAGGGCAGCACGATCCCCCTCGGGCAGGAACTGTTCCAGGTGGTGGCCGACTTCGTGGCCGGCGGTGTCTTCAAAACGGCCACGCTGGATGGCTTCCTTGAAGATAGTTACGATGCGGTTAGCTACGTCGTACTGGCCCTGGTGACCAGGGCGACCCTGGCGAATGGACATCTTAACACCATCAAAGAACTGTCCACCGATGTAGTTGATGATACGGCTAAGACCCTCGACTTCCTTGTCCGTGATTTCCCCGCGCATACGGGCTTCGGAAACGGCGCGGTCCATGATTCCGATGAATCCACGGCGACCTCCGTCCTCTTCCTTGCCGGCTTCGCGGTTCTCGGCGTTCTGCTTGACGCGACGGTCAAGCTCCCTGGCCTTACGCTCTTCCATGTCGAAGGCGTCGTTCGCGTCGTTGTTCGGATCGCGACGAGAATCCAAGGTCTCATCAAGAGTCCATTTCTTCTCGTTTTCGTATGACGACTTTCTGTCGATACGTGACTGATCGCGAGCTTCCTTTTGTTCCCATGCGCCTTCAAACCACCTCTTTGACTCGGTGAGCAAAGATTCAAGCTCTTTAAGCTTAAGCTGGGTCAAGACTTCGTTTCCATCACGTCTTGCTTCCGTGATTTCATCCCTGACCTTGTCGATCCTACGATCATATTCATTTTGCTTCTGCTTTGCCCTGTAGCCAGAACCTTCACGGAACTGGATGTCTTCACCATGCTGAACGACCCTGTGTACGATGCTCTTGAAAGATGTCTCGCCGTCGCGCGGTCCGATGCTGTTGCCATCTTTGTCGTATGCGAAGAACCTATTTCCGTCGGTGATGATCTTGGTTCCGTCTTCATGGGTCCAGGTTTTTTGTAGACCAATGTCCCTGGTGTTCTCGTCGAGCTTCTGGTTAATTAGATCACGCAGAGCTTTGTGCTTAGGCCAATTGTTCACTTCGACTCCCTGTCGCCATGCGATATCATCAAACCATCCACCTCCGTTTTGGTCAGCTGTGCGCTTCCTTGCTTCCTTCCAGAAATCAAGTTCCGAAGCGTCGGGATGGCGTTCGCGCCATTCCTTGAAAAGCTTATCCATTCTTTCCTTCGCCCATCCGGACTGGTCCTCTTCCGGATCGCGACGCATGTCCAGGGTGGTACCTTCGGCCCCAGACTTCATCTCCTTGCGTACTTCGGCGATTCGCTGGCGGAGCATACTGCCACCCGTAAGTCCGTTATTAGGATTGGAGTAAGGGTCGATACGAACCTTGTCTCTCAATGTTTCAGCGATTTCTCTAATGGAAGTACCAGGTTCAAAATATTCGTACGGAGTGCTGTTGTATTCAGCGTCTCTGCTGTAATCAAATTCTAATCCATCGCGAAGACTTAGTTGTGCCTTGTTCTTTGGGTTGTACTTTCTACCGGTTATCGCGGTCGATAGAGATTCAAATGCGGGATGGCTCTGAACCCACTCCATCGTAGGCTCGAATTTATCATTGTGTTCTTTGATGCTTCTACGGACGTGTTCCAGCACGTCAGCGTTCTTTTTACCCCAAAGGTCTTTATGGTTCTCGCTGATGTCTTTTTCAAGCACGGCGCGCTTTTCCCTTAGGTCAGCTACCTCTTTCATCAGTTCGGCCCTACGTGCCTCAGTAAGACCTTCCGGCTCACCCCTGGAACCTCCCGGTTCAGGAGCCTCAAAGAGATCAATTTCGTCGATACGATCATTAAGCTTTTCAAGCTCCTTGACCTTCTTACGACCAACCTCGTCGCCATACTGCGTCCCCGATGCCGGCTCGGTACGACCAACCGTGGCCTGACCTGTCTTGGGCTTGCGGATCAGGATAGCGTCGCTGCCTTCGGTCTTCTGTTCGAAGCCGTTCTTCTTGTACCACTCGATCAGCTGCTGCTTGTTCAGGGACTCGCCCTTGCCGATGATGGACCGGAACGGGGTAGGCTCCAACTGGAGCGTAAGCCCGGCCTTGTCAGCGGCTTCGGTAAGCTCGGCAAGGGCCTTGCTCGCGGAGCCCTTGCCACGGCCTTCAGGGGCGGTGACAATGCGCTCGATGTTGTAGATGACGTTGCCGGCGGCGTCCTTCTCCTGACCGTCCATGATCTGGACCTTGCCGTTGACCAACTCCATGCCTTCAGAGGCCAGGGTAATCTTGGTGTCACCGACCACCAGGGTAGGACGCTGGCGACCGTTGTCCTCTACGCCGCCCTCGGCGACGAAGTCGTCCGTGTTGTTGCGACGCAGGATCTTCAGGTCCTTCTCGGCCAGGGCGTCTTCCAGCTTCTCGATTGGGTACTTCTTTTCGGCAGGCTCCTGGGCGGCTTCCTGAACGGGAGGCTTTGCCGGCTCGCCGGCAGGCTGGCTCTTGCCGCGAATAGACTCGATGTGCGAGATAGCCATTCGAAGGCCGGAGTGCGGGTCGTTCTGACTGTTTGTGAACTGCTTAATTTCCTTGAACGGCATAACCTCTCCGTTTTCGACTGAAAGGATCTTGAAGTATCCGTTGGAATCCTTCCTTGTTACTCCGGCCATGTGCGAGATGGCAAACTTTCCAGACTTATCAATCCAGGTCTTGTTGCGATTCCCCCTTACATCGCCGTCTCCATCAAGAGAGAAGCCCGCCTTTTTGAGCAGCTTAGTGTCCTCAAGCGCCAATGAATAATCCTTTAGAAGTCCTTCGCTTACATGCGCCCTTAGAAGGGCGTTCTTCCTCTCTTGTTCAGTTTTCGCTTCGGCTGCTGCTTTCCTGTGTTTTTTGACCTCGTCTGCAAACTCGTTGATCTTGTCGTTTATTTTCTCCTCGATGTCCTTTTCGACGGCTTCCCGTGCGGGTTCGGTCTTGGGGGATTCAGGCTGCTCGACAACGTCCTTCCGTCCGGCAAGCCACTTCTCGTAGTCGGCCTTCTTGACGGTGGTGCCGCCAAGTTTGTACCCGACCTTCTCGTTCATCGCTTGAACAAAGCTGCTTAAGGAATGTGAAAGATCTGTTGGCTCCGCAGAAAGACTTCCCCAAACATCCATGTATTTGTACTTTTCAAGAAGCTTCTTTGAGAGATGGTAAATCTCAATTTCAAGCTCCCTTGCCATTGGGTTTTCGTGCTTCTTAGATCTTCCGTAAGTGTTCTTGTTGATTACAACAAGTTTTTCAAGCTCGACCATTTTGGCGACAAGTTCTCTTACATTTGCGTCGTTTTTCCAAATGTCCATACCGCCTTTAATAGCTTTAATTCTCTCTCTGACGTGTTCAGCTGTTGGTGTTTCTCCTGCTGAAGGCTTTCTTCCGCGTCTTTCATTATCGGCGGAAATGGCTCTTCCAAGATGCTCTTCCTCTGCCTTGATCGCATCTTCTATGCTCTTTTTTCGTTCAGCCTCAGTATAGTCAGTCCTAATGTTCAATCGCGCTTCGCGTGAAGAATCTAATTCAATTTCCTTAACCTTTGGATCCTCTACCCAATCCTGCGTAGTTGCTCCAGCAGGCTGGTCCTTGGCGTTTGCCTTGTCGCGATAAGGCTCCATCTTGCGAGAAAGGTAACGCAAGATGGTCTTGGCTCGGATGTCCGGCTCCGCCAGGGCTTCCTCGCGCGTGGTCGTGTCGTAAGGCATCGGCATCCTCTTGAGGTTATCCTCAGATAGGGAAGCCTCACGGATATCCGGGAAGATCTTTTCAAGCTGCTTGATGACGTTCTCGATACGTCCCTCGGCCTTGGCCTTGGTTCCACCCATTGGCTTATATTCTCCGATATCGGACACAATATTGAAGGTCTTCAGGACCTTGTCGTAGTCGAACGGAGCGTCCTTCGTGTCCAAGCCCTGGCCGGCGTCCGGAGGCGTGACCTTCGGCTTCGGCTTGGCGCCCTGGCCGGCTTCACCTTCGCCGGAAACGCTATCAAGCAGCTTCTTGATGGCCTTCGCATCCTTACCTGGCTTGTTCTTGTTATTCCAATCTGGGCCAAATTCTGTCAATGTGCCCTTCTTGAGGTATTCGAAAAGCTTATCTACGGTCTTGATGCCTTCGGGAATCACAATGTCAGCCGATTGGTGCAATTCCAATACGGTGCCGTCTGAATGCCTTCTTCCGGTATCGCTGATCAGTCGGACGCTCAGATCTCCCGTGATATGGTTCGTACCAATGTCGATTCCAATAAGTGCGCCCTTTCCTGGGCTGGTCTTTTTGACAAAAGTATATCTCGTAGCCTCCTCTTCAGAGTCCAGCATTTTGATGTTCTCAGACCGGAACTTAATTCCTCCGATTTCGGTCTCAAATCCTTCCGGTTCATTCACAGGGGCTTCCTTGCCGGACTTGTCCGGCTTCGTCGCCTGCTGCTCCTGGGGCTGCTCGGCAGCATCCATTGCGTCCAGCTTGTCCTGGAGTTCTGCGGCTCGGTTTGACAGTCGTTCTGACTCTTCCGGGTCAACTTCGACTAGGCTTGCGGCCTCTTCGTTGATTTGCTCGATTTCGTCTTCGATACTCTGTCGCCTGGAATCATTCTTCTTTTTGTCCTTCTTTGCCTTCTTTTCGGCATCGTCTTTTCCCTTGGTGTTCTCCCACTTTCTATCAGTAAAAACCTCTTCAAACCAAAGGTATTTTGGCTTTTTCTCTCCTGTCTTTCCAAGCTTGTAAACAGGTTGGCTCCCGTCCGCAGGGTACGAAACTCCAATTACATCCCAACCCTGGGCTTCCTTACTGATACCTTCAGCGCCTTCAGGGAATCCACCCATAGCACGATAGTCCATACCTTGAGATTCATTCGATCCTTTATTGGTCTTATCTTTCTTCTTCTTTTCCTGCTTTTCTGGCACCGGCATTGCATCCAGCTTTGCGCGCTCCATGTCCAGGGTAGCCTGAACCTTCTCCTTTTGCTTGTCGGTGTATTTATTCGGCTTCTGTTTATCCAGACGGGCTAATTGCTTTTCTAGGCCAGAAACGACATTCTTTTGGGTTTCGTAGTCTACCTGCTCCTTTGACGGTTCGGTCGTATCGGCAGGGCTTTCTTCGCGCCAAGCAGCCTCACGTTCCGCGACATCCTTCGGGTTCTCACGCGGGTCAGCCTGTTCACCGGCAGGGTCGAAATCACGGTCTTCTTCGACTTTCTTCTCCAGGTTGGCAACAGCCTCGTTCAGTTTCTTCAGCTGGGCCTCCTGGGTGGTACCGGGTTCTGGCTGCGTAGCCGCGAGGCGATCGCGCTGCTCGCGAAGGTGGGCCAACTGGACCTCAGGAGAGGACTCTTGGGCTTCCGGGATAACAGGTTCTGATGGGGGCTTACTAGCAGCAGCCTCGGCATCCAGCATCTCAACAGACCTGGGAGTACCGGTAGGCGCCGGCGGGCGTTCACCCTGTTCACGGGCCTGCTGCTGGAGCTTGGCGATATGGTCGAAAGCGGCGTCAGCAATCGGACCCATAAGCTCAGGATCCTCGTTGGCTGCTTCTTGAAGGTTTTTTAGGCGCTGCCTTGCGGCTTCAATAAGTTCTGCCTCGTTGATGAGTTTAATGGCCTCCTTGGGGTCAGGAGTGTTCTCCTTCTTAGCCTGCTCACGAAGCTTTTGTGCTTTTCCGCTCACCCAAGCGTCGTAGTCCTCTTCAGCAAACTGAATTGCCTCTTCCTTGGTAATAGGAATTGGTCTATCTTTTATTTCCTTAAGCTTGCGATTGTGATCAGCAGTTCGCGCGGAACGCTCTTCTGAGCTGAGAACACGTGGTTCTCCTGGAGTGTCCTGTTGAACAGGAGCATCAGTTCCATTAGTAGGTTTAGGAAGTTCAGCCTTCGGAATGCCGCTTGACCAATGAGTAGCCGAATATTTGTCATCCCATTCTTTTAACAGCTTCTGGTGCGCGGCAATTGCCTCAGGAGAAAGATCTGCACCAGGTCCATTTTCTAAAATAGGACGAGAGGGGATGGTTCCCTCTGGGGTGCTAGACTGCATCGGAGGAGGAGTAGGAATTTCCTCCCTTTGAGCTGCATTCCGTTCAGATGCAGCTTGTCCAGCCGGACCCTTTGGGGTCCCGTCGTCCCAATGAGTTTTCTGGTATTGAGCTTCCCATGCGTCATCTGCATCGACCCACTTCTTTGACGCCTCAGGATCCATGCCTTGCGTCCACTTGGGACGAGGAGGAGCATACCCTTCTGGAATGGTCCCCTCAGGGGCAACAGGCTTCTTGGGGCTACCGTCTACGTTATGAGTCTTGCCATGTTTAGCAGTCCACATTGCCCGACTTTCTTCGTATGCCTTCATGGCATCAAATCGTTCCTTTTCGGTTCCTGCAATCCGGCGCTCAACTGGCATTGGCTCTACGTGACCAGGTGGGATATTTGCCGCAGGCGCGTTAGGTTTATCTTTAATTTCTACATTAATTGCTACGGTGTTTTCATCACGATTTAGTGGCTTTCCAGTATTGTCGTGTGTGTTTCCGTATTGAGCGTCCCAATCAGTAATAGCCTTAAACTCTTCAGCGGTAAGTTCACTAAACTTTGTTTTTCCCTCTGGGAACGGGCGAGGAGGCACGTTGCCTTGCGCCACAGGCTCAAGACCTGAAGTGTCCAGCGGTTCATTTGCGGCACGAACATCCTTGGTACTCTGAGTCGCGTCTTCTGGTCGCGCCTTGGGAGAGAGCTTGGCTCCAACTACTTTACCTGGGTATTCAAAAGCCTTACCCATTAAAGTTGGCTTATGCATCAAGAATGCGCCGGCGGCGGCATCCTTCTTCATCTCAGCTGGATCAAATACGTGGGCTAAATTGAACGGCTTGTCGCTCGAAATTTCATTTACCAGGCGGTGCTGACCGGCCAACGCTGTGTTGATAGCCGCGCCCTTGCCTGCAGCAGCTAAGGCGGCAGCGTCTCCAGTTGCCATACCATACAGCGTTCTTGCACTAGGACGAAGCGCGGCAAGCGCAACGGCATGCTGGGTAACGGCATTCTGCGTTGGGTATAAAAGTTGATTCAGTTCGTCGGTTTCATCTAGCGGGAACGCGGCGTTAACGCCCAATTCCGTAGCAGCACCGGCTCCCATAGCAGCAAGGCCACCGCCAACTACAAGACCAACTGGAGCCAAATATGGGTGAACCCTGCCAGCCCACGCGGCAGCAGGAATGCCTGCCGCGTTGAAAGCGGCGAAGCTGGTGGCAGTAGCCGGCAAGGTACGTAAGGCTGTGTTTCGAATCGATCGAAGGGCACCCTGACCTTCGGTGTAAGCCTGGACTTGAGACGGATCCAGCTCTACCTTGGCAAAGACATCTTCTGTGACAATACGATTTGCTGGCGGAGGAATCACACCGTCGTTCCACAAAGACGGAGTTGCCATTTCATCAAAAATGCCAGGCTTCTCCACAACTCTTTTTCCAATTGGCTTAGACTTATCTTCAATTTCAGTAACAAACTTATTGGTAACCGGATTGTAGGTAGCCATCATCTTCTTGCCGTTGAAGACAATACCAATAGGTTCACCTGGCTTTAGCTTCTGGTGGAAGGTGCCGTCATTCTGATTCCAGATAGTCTTCGGAACGGCTGGCTGCGTTGGAGCAACTCCAGTTGGGGCTGGGTACGACTGTGAAGACGATCCAGCCGCTGGCGCGAACACGCTCGACACGGGCTCGGCTTGCGGCTGTGCGACGGCAACGGGCTGCACGGGCGGCGCATCTACGGGCTCAAGCCCGGAGACATCCAGGGGCTCCAGCGCGCTTACATCAAGCGGCTTGCTCTTGTCGTCGATCGGCTCTAGGCCGGTGACGTCGAGAGGAACTAGTTTCGAGGTATCAAGCTGGTCGGTCATTGGTCATCGGACTATCGCTTTTTCATGCGTTGTCCGTTGACGTAAATGATTGCACCAGAAGGCGCTTTGTCAATGTCTGCTTGAGTCGTAGCAATGATATCACCAGGTTCAGGTTTGACCTGTTTTGCCGGCGCCTGGGTAGCGGGAGCTGCTGCCTCCTTTTTCACTTCTTTCTTTTGGCCGGAAGCAGGCGCGGTGGTTTCGGCAGTCTTTATCGCTGGAACTTTAGCGGGGCCGGAAGGATCAGACCCAGCTGCTACGACGTCTGCGGTGCTTTCTGCAGGAATCTTAAATCCGTTGATCTTCAACTTACCATCTGGGTCCTTAAAGATAATGCCTTTCTTGCCCTGGGTGGTGTCAGATGGGCTTCCGGTAATGCCGTGATAGGCATTAGACTTTGCCATTGCTTCGGTAACGCCAAGGCCCTCGTTTTTGATATAATAAATAGCACGATTTCGTAGGCGCACCTTTTGGTCATTATCTAGCAATGCCCACGTCTTCTTGTCTCCTAATTGAGCAAAGTCATTCGTATATAGCTCATCAAGCTTCCCGATCAAGACGGCCTCATTATTGGCCCCCTTAACTACATCAACGGGCTTTGTCGTAGCGGCCTTTGTCGCGATAGCCTGCCGGCGGGCTTCGTTCAGCGAACGGCGGTCGGCTCCGTTAGCCACCATTTCTTCAATCTTTGCATCAGTAAGTGACACCAATGCATCGATTTGTGCAGCCGTCTTGTCCTTGAGCATATCGCCCTGGACGCCTTTGTACTCAATGTTTGCGTCACCGGTTGCTTTGATAGTTTCTGCGGCAACCTTGTTTTTATCAATAATAGACTGACCAACACCAGTAACTGGACCAAGTATTGGAGTACCATCCTTATTCCAGCTTAGAAGATTTCCATCAATATTTTTACCGCCGCCAGCCAGGAACGCGCCGGCCAAGCCTTTGTCGGTCTTGCCATCTGCGCCCGTGACGTAGTCCTTAATCGTAATAGCTTTCTGAATCTCAGGAAGAGCAGAAGCCTGCCCCGTAAGCACCGAACTGGCTACCAGATCGCCACGTCCCAGAGCTTCGCGTCCACGATTAAGGTTAATGCCCTTGAAAATAGATGCTACAGAGTTGTCTCTCGCAGCGCGCATGGCGGCAATTTCCAAAGGGGAATAGCCGGCCCTTGCCAGAGCTGCCTCCGTCAGGGCATCATTCTGATCTTCAGCCCCAGCAGCCTTTGCGTTGTTTAGCCGCGTTTGAGCCAATAGGCTCGCACCCTGGGCAGCAGCTTTAGGATTAAACATACCAGCAATATTGCTAGTTGCCTGCGCCCAATATGGATCGCCCTGTACAGATTCTTTTCCCATTAGAGTTTAAACGGAGTAATTGGTCCCCCAGATAGATTAAAGACTGAAGGAGTTGGGTTAATAAGATGACGATATTTAATATCAAATAAACGCTGTGACAGACTTGGTACAGATGCACCAGGAAGCTGTAGCAAGCTAGGCGGCGCACCTGAAAGATTTAAAATTTTACCAGGTTCCGCTGCAATGGGAGCAGTAATTTTACCAGCCTCCCCCATCAGGGATGTACCAAGTTCTGGAGCTGCTTTATCCCACCATCCAGCACCAGCACCCATGCCAACAATAGTACCAGCCGTAGACAACAAGTTACCAAACGTCTTAAGACCTTGTCCCTGATTAGACGCTGCTTCCAGTTCAATCGGAAGTACGTTTGAGGATCCGCGCATGAAGTTACCCGTAGTGTTAAGTTTCTGTCCTGCCTTAATGTTGTTAATGGCGTTCTGGAACGTGACGTCGTTAAACGATAAAAGGTTTGATTTTGCACGACCTTGCTGGGTCGCGTAGCCTAGGTTCTTATTTGCTGCTACGTCGCCTTCCGATGCCATTACGGCATTGACGGTTTGGTCGCCGGCTAGGTTTGCGCCAGTAGCTTCAATGGGGGCACGGACATCGGCAACAGCTGCATCAGATGCGGCTGCTCGTTCGGCGGCAGCATCTGCCATTCCCTTGTCTGTGGCGTCTTTCCCAGACTTATTGAGGGAGTCCTCGACGACGGCATTAGCTTCATCTTGGAATCCCTTTTGGCGAATGCTTTCAGCCGTTCGTGCGCCAGCCATAGCTTTGGCCGCGCGGCGCGCTCCCGCCGCCTGAGCGGCAGATCCTGCCGCAGTAAGGGCGAGAGCGACTATGGCAGGGGGGCACATTAGATTCCAGGGACAGATCCAGGCGGAATGCCTAACAGTTCACCAACGGTAGGAGAACGCATTGGTTGCATTGGTTGCTGCGTTGGCATCGGAATGGCGGGAATTACTTGTCGAGGAGGCATTTGTTGAATATTGCTTTCCATCATGTGCTGCACTCGCGGTCCATTGGGAGGGAAGAGGCCAGCGACACCCTGAATAGCGTTGGCCCATCCGGGGGAGATTGGATCGCGTAGTTCTGTAATACTTGGCTGATAAGAATCAGAGGCAGGGCCCATGTTTTGACCAGGCACAGCAGCAGGACCTCCAGATGCCATCACCGGTCCGGCTTGCGGGTTGATCTGTTGCGCCGCCTTTGCGGCAGCTGCCGCTTCAATAAGTTGAGGAGTACACATAAAATTAAGTTCCAGAACCGACGACGCGGTTTTTAGAAGGCTTGATTCCAACAACACTCTTGAATGGATCAAGGCCAGGTCCGCCGGAGTAATATCCAGACTGCTGGGCGGCACCCAGCATACCGGTGGTGTTGGCAAACAGGTTAGCCACAGGGTTGAAAGCCTGCTGCTGTTCCATGATGCCGGCGGAACGGAGTGCGTTCTGTGCGGCCATCTCAGGATCAGCAGTCATATTGACCTGTGAGATAAGAGAATTGCGCTGGTCTTCCACGGCCTGCCTAGCCTTTGTGGCTTCCGTGGTAGCACCTTCTGCCAGGGTCTGGCGGGCGAGGGCGTTGTCGCGCATCAGTACGCCGCCCTGTCGGGCTTTTTCGCTGGACTGGTCAAGGCCGGTGCGGGCGAGGCTGAATGCCAACTGGTCGCTTACCTGCTTGTACTGGTCGTTAACCTGGGGGGTGGCGAAGTTCGTGTAAGCCTGTCCGCGACCCTTGAAGAATCCGTCATCAAATTTGTCGAACTTCTGGTTGATGTTTCCGACACCCTTCTTGATGCGGTCCTGGCGCGCCTGCTCGTCTGCTCGCGCCTGGGCAGCACCTCCGTCTCCTCCTCCTCCTCCGAAACACATGTTAGTAACTAACCCTCCCAAATGAATTTACAGGTGCGGACTGGTTATACTGTGAATACTGCATGTTATTGTTAGGATTGAATGCCATAGCAACGGAACTTCCTGGAGGCTTCCCGGTATAGGCAGATTCAAAAGTAGGAGCCAGAATCTTCGGATGAGAGTCGTTATAGTCGATTTGACGTTGGGTTCGCGTGTGCGGGTCGTCTTTAAAAGGAATGAATCCAGGATTCAATGCCTTGCCGGCAAGAATCCCAAGATTCGATCCTAGGTGTGGACTGCACATACTTGAGTAGATTGTGTACTGGAGGACGGTTTTGTCCAGCAATACAGATAGAACGATTCCCCGGCCTTGCCGTAGTTAGATACTTCGCACTCTTTGGTCGCGCCGAGCAGCTCAAGCCACCTGTGGGCGACGTCGTGCGTGGCTAGGCTTCGACACTCCAACCGATGCCAACCAGTTTCATCTAAATGGGGGAAAAATACCTTTTTGGCGAACCGATGGGTGGATAGGGATATCTCGTCGAACCTGTCGGTTGCAAACATCCAAATCGACCAAACGCCGTTCCACATGGGCATGGCGCCACAGCACACGACTGGTTCTCCATCGTCCGTGTGGAGGATGAATCCTCCCCCTCCGACTCGTAGGATGCTGTTGCCGAATTCCCACGGATCATCCGACCATTGGGTAGCGTACACTTCCGCCTGGTCCTTCGCCCTCATTTTATGGACGACGTGCTGCACCCCTTCGGGATACAGTTCAGTCACTTTCATTGAAGTCGATGTGGGCGATGATGTTGGCTAGTCGGGCGTAGCCGGCGGAGTCACAGGTCAGACGTACGCCGACATGCGTTCCCATACCGGTAGCCTGGATTCGACCAAGGGTAAAGGTGGGCTGGCTGACCGTGGCGACTAGGTCGCGGGCGTTGGGAGACACGGGATCCATACCAATCTCGATAGCCCACTCGCCTTCACAGGTCATATCGATGCCGGACAGGGTCTTCATGTGCGCCGGCTTGCCGCCGTCTAGATAGGGCAGGATGACTTCCACAGGGGAGCTGTCATACAGGCTTCCACTTACGCCTCCGTAGACGTAGACGTACTGGCCTTCCTTGGCATACACCTTTCCGTCCTTGGTCGTGAATTCCGTGAAAGAATGACCAGGAGAGTAGGTGGACCAGGCAGCAACCTGGCTGCTTGGGAAGTAAGAGTAGACATAGATCTTATCCCCGATAGCCAGCCAGTACCGGCCATCATTAGGTTCAATGACAGCGGCGCAGTTGACCTTCTGGGCTTCGGTCAATCCGGCTACGTCGGCCAGGACAAGGTTGTCGATGGGCGTACCGACGTCATTAACGACGGCGGAATTGGAGCTGTCGCGCGCGCGGATGGAGCGGACGCCGGAATCGGATAGGTAGAAGACGTCGATATCTCCCACGGAGATAACACTCTTCTGGCCTAGAGCGCCGGTGTTGGAAAGAACCTGGCCTTGTCGGTTATTGGCAGGATCCGTGTCGATGCTCCAGATTTGAACCGTGCGGCGGGAGAATGAAGCCACGTTGCCCTGGTATAGGGCTACAGCCGTAAGCACCTCATTGCCTCCGGAGTTGTTGGACATATTGATAAAGCCAGCACCTACGCCGGTCTGTCCCCACTTGGTTGGCTGATTAACGCCGGAGAAGAACAAGCTAGACGATGCCCCGACGTGTGCCTTGGTCTTGTAAGTAAGGGCAGATACAGGCTTGAGATTGCTTACGCGAGTAGCACCCCAATAGATCGGGTTAGCTGCATCCAGGGTCTTGGTTGCGATTAGGGTTAGACTCTTATCTGGGTAGAACGGACTAGTAACGGTATAGCGTACAACCTTCTGCTTTCCGTCTTCAGCCGCAACACCGCCTCCAAGACCAATGACGCTGCCAATGATTACATTGCCGGACGTCTGCACGGTAATTGGCCTTCCGTTGGGAGTCGTACCAGTACCGGCCAATGCCGTGATAATGACTCGTCCACCGGAAAGCGTGGCTGTATATTCTGGCGTAGAAGAGTATGAGTTAATCTTGTCAACAACGGCCTGCATCAAGTTGCTGTGAGATACACTCCAGTTTATTGATCCTCCCATGATTTCAACTCCATCAACCGTTACTGAAGTAATCGCATTTGTCTTACCGACCATGTCGCCGCCAAAATTAGTACCAACACCAAGCGTTCCCATCGTGGCAATAAACTTTCCAGCGTTGTATGGGCTTGGTGCAACGCTTGCTGGGTCAACGAGCTGGTACAAGTATGGGACACCAGTAGGGTCTGAATCAAACTCGATTTGAACAAGCGTACCATTAGCGTTTGCTCCCTTTTCTGCCGGAGCATAAAGGTACATTGAGTTGGTGTCGTTTCCGTCGTTATAGTCGCGCTTGTATGAATATGCGGAATATTTATGATTAAGTCCAGCCGTGGTGTTTTCATTGATGACCTTTGAAATCTGCATCAATAACTCACCCCAGTTAGAACCGGCGTCATAAGTAATAGGATAGGTATTATATTTAAGTCCAATAGTCCCACCCCATCCAAGAAGATCAAGACCATCGGCATCTCCTGGCGCTGATGCTCCTGCACGGATGCTCCGAATGCCTGGCAGGTTTTGAGCGGGCATGTTACGTCCATCTACCCAAAGTCTTGCCGGCTGTGCATAGCCACCAGTCACAGCAAAAGATCCAGCCGCCTTTACCTCGACCTTCGGCTCGACGTACTCCTGGAGTGTAGTCATAGCCACGACAATGCCACCTTCGCTTGGTCCAGGTGACGCCGTGTAAGATGGAGTGAAATCGACTCCAACCGGAGCAGTAACATCAATCCAAGGATTGACTGAACTAATCGTGTTAGAGGTAACGGCATTCCACCCGCTAGTGTTTGCTCCGTAGGTTTCTCCGTTGATCTGCCATGTGATGGTAGACAGGAATCCCTGCATCGGGTGGCTTGTTGCCCCAATCATCCAGCTTCTAGTCGTACCAATATAGAAGTCTGGAATAAAGACTCCGTCGAGATATGGAATTATTTCTCCATTGCTCCATTTTGCCAACACGAAGGTCTTACCTCCGTAGAGGGTGCTGTAGACAATATCTACCAAGTCTAGACTGTTTGCATAACCACTATTATCAAAGCTGTACGAAGGGTGAATTAAGACTTTTGCCCACAACCCACCAGCAACTGGAAGTTCTTGGTTGGTAACGTACTCGCTATTGATGCCCTTCGTGAACGTATAGATCTTGTCGGCAGTTGCTTGAAGTCCAACAAACGGAGCAGGAAACAGAATAGCGTTAAGAGCCTGGTTGGGGTTGATAGCCTCAAAAGCTTTGCGCTTTTCAATCTCACCTCCGCGAGAGACGTGAGCATTGTTTAATACCTGTAGAGTACCAGGCTTGGCCGTGAGCGGATGGCGCCGCGTGTCGAGGCCGGCTGAAAAGTTCTCGACGACGATATATGACATAAATTACACCCGGTTGCTGGGAGTGATGCGCGCGCCCCAAAGGATGCCGTTGCTTTCAGTAGGCATACCACCACCCAGCGTGAAGACGTCATTCTTGATGCCTGCACCCTTGAGCTTGGTGAACAGTTCGTTGGCCGCACTCATCTTGCCCTGGGCGTCCTGTGACTTTGCGCGAGCGAGCAGTTCAGCGGCTGCGAACAGCACGATGAGGTTGTCGTCAAGCAATGCGACGTCCGAATCATTGACCATCTTCGGCAGCTTCTTGATCGCCTTAAACCGGACGACGCACTCATTGCTGGAAGGCGTCGGCCAGACTTCAAACTGGTTGCCCTCGTAGTGGCGCCAGTTGGTTGCTGGATCTTGCTTGTCGCCGTCTTCGTGGTCGCTGGAGTTGTACTGGTCGATGCCGATGCCGTAAACCAGCGGACGCCAGGACGAGGAGTATTTGATACTAGCCTCGGTGATTCGACCGAAGTCGATCTCTGGGTCGAAGCCGTAGTACCGCGAGCCGTTTACCATTTGCTCGTCCCGCTCGATGTATGCGAACGGCCAGTCGAACTTTTCCCACAGCCAGGATTGGGTGCGATTGAGGATGTGATGCAACGCAGGAAGGGAGTTAACTCCCATCGAGACGTTGGTGGATGCACCGATCTCTGCCCGCAGGGCATCGACCAGCGCGGAAAGCTGGGTGCCGCGAGCCATCGGTTACTTCTTCTTGGAGGTTTCTTCCGGCACTTCGACACCAACCTCGGCGAGGGTGGTGGGGAGCTTGGACGTGACACCGGGGAAGAACTTGGCGATCACGGCTTCCGTGTAACGCTTGTCCAGCGCGGCGCGTTCCGCAGCCTGGTCGGTAGACGAGACGCGGGACTTCTTGATGTTGACGACAGCATCGTGGCCGTGGATGGCTTTGAGGATGGCAATTTCGGGAGCCGAGACTTCCTTGCGAACGGTGTTCTCAAGGGAGCCGGCGAGTCGGATTTCTACGTTGGCGTGTTCCATCCATACATCGTGCCACGGCTTGCCATTGTTGCAAGCAAAAGGGGGTGGCTACTTGCGTAACCACCCCCTGGGGGAGCCTATCGACTACCGATTAGTCGGTGATTTCGTAGACGGCACAGCCGGTGAACTGCTTGCCGGTGAGGCCACCGGTCCAGGTCATGGCGCGGTACAGAACGTACTGGTCGTGCGGGCGGGCAGGATTGTGCTGCTTCTTGTCTTCGCCGTCCATCACCATGAGGTTGATGTTCGACTGGTCGATGAAGTAGGCACGATTCTGGAAGCCCAGGTCGTCGAGGGTCGGGTCGTACACGAAGGTACCGATACCGCGCATGGTGATGCCAGCGAGGCCGATGTCCGTGTCAGACTTGGAGAAACCTTCCTGGGTGTAGACGCCCTTGGAGGTGATTTCCTTGTCGAGGTATTCCAGGAAGCCGGAACCACAGAGGACGAGGGACGGCTTGCCACCGAAGCGGGTAAGCTGGCGAACTTCCTTGCGGAGGAACTCGCTGACCTTCTGCTGGCCGGAAACCCAGACGACGGCGTTAGCGCCGACAGCCGAGCGGTTGCGCCACTTAGCGTTCGTCGCACGATCGATACCGCCGACGGTGCCGGTGGTGGGATCGTCCGTGATCAGGGACGTGAGGCCAGGGACGACCTTAGCGTCCTGGGTGCCGTCGAGCCAGAGCATCTCGTTGAACGAGCGAGCCCAGCCTTCGGTCATGTCCTTGAGCTTTTCGTCGAGCAGGCCAGTCAGGACCGTGAGGTCGCGCTCGGAGTGCTTGGACGTGGAGGCGCCGGTGGTGGAATCGACGACGGAAAGACCGTCGTGCTTCAGCTCGGTGAGCGTCAGCGAGATACCAGCATGGATTTCCTTCCAGGGATACGAAGCGCGCTTCGTGTTGGCCGGGTTGGCGTACGAGACGGTGTCGTTGTGGGTGAAGCCAGCGATCGAGGTCGTGTAGTCAAACGTGACCGGGATGCTGATGTTACCCTTACCGCCGGGGAAAGTCTTCTGCTTGCCGGTGAGGGCTTTGAGCAGGGGCTTTTCCTGGATGTTCTGGGCGAAGGCCGGACCCTTGACGTAGTAGTCGAGGGCCGACGCGGTGATGTTAGCGAGTTCAGCGTTAGTGAATGCCATAGTTTTTGTGCGTTAGCGGGTTTGCATTGCACCCATACGAACCGCCTCTAGGAGGCTGCGCGGCTGGGCCGTTGCGTGGGAGGACGACGTGGAGCTGGACACGTGGGTAACAGGTCGTCGCTGGGGTGCGAATCGGGAAAGCCGCTCCTTGATAGTGGAGTGGGCGCGCTCAACGAGCGCAAGAGCCTCCTCCGGAGTACTCGGCTTTTCCGCCTGCAACATCAGTTTGACCTGGTCCGTGACCATTTCCTGTTTGGCGGACCAATCGGGATCCTTGACCTTCATCTGCTGTTCCCAGTTAACCACCGCCGAATGGATATTGCCGCGAGACTGTTGGTCTCGCTGCTGAATCGCATTGGCCTGTTGCTGCTCGTAAAGGCTATGCTGGGCTTTAAACCTAGCTAGTTCCTTGGCGCTCTCTTCATCGACGTAACCCTCTTCAACCTTTTTCTGGATGTCAGGGGGCAACGTATCTCCGACTAAAGCGTCGAGTCGCGACTTGTACTCGCTGATCCTCTTGTGGGCTTCAACCGGATTGGTCTTCATAAGGGCCATGATATGGAACCCTTCTGCGACCTCTTCGGTTGATAGACCATTCGACGACATGAAGGTAGTGACCTTTCGGAATTCATCCGATTCGGTGCGGTATGCATCGCGCTCCGCGATCATTTCCTTCCAGCGTGGGTGGCTATGGAACGGCAGTTTCTTGTCTGCTTCAGAGGGGGAATTTACCTTCGCTGCGTCGTCCAGACTAGGCGTAGGCTTTCCTTCTTCTTGGGCGGATTTGCCGTTGGTTTCCACGGTGGACGATTCCGTGTCAGTCTTATTCCCAGCCGCGCGCCTTACGGCGTCTAGCAGGGAGGTAGGCTTCTTGTTAGCGTCCTTGTCGCCCGACTCCGACGAATCAGTCTGGCTTGTTTCTTTAGCGTCGCTCGACTCCGGGACAGTTTCCTGAACCGGAGTAGAAATGGGTTCTTTCACAGGAGCATTGTCCTGCGTTTCGATGGCGTCGGTTGGCTCGGTTGGATCGGGCATAAAAATACTATACGGTATGATTTATTTAAAATCAACCATTCGGATACTGGACACCCTGCGAACGGATGTCTCCAGGGCTTGCCGGCATCTGCGGTCCGTCTGCTCCTGGAGCCATTGGACCAGGGCCTACGTTTGATGCGCCGGCAGGGCCCTGAGCATTGGGGTCTGCGGCAGGGTCTCCTTGGGCGAGCTGCTTCTGGGCGTTCATTGCAACGATCGAAGGAAGGGCTGCGCGGATAGCGTCCGTGATGTCCATACCATCGTCCATACGCTTGAGGGCTTCCTTTGCCATAAATTCCGGGTTCATTCCTGGGATCTGGAGAAGGATGGGTGCAATACGTTCAAAGTTCTGCATCTCAATGGCCTTGTTCGGGCGACCATTGGAACCAGCTTCGACTTCAAGCATCAGTTCAGAAGCAATCTCATTGATGGCGAGTTGCGGCCAAACGCCGCCAGGGCCGACAATCTTCATAACCGTTTGCTGATCCATCTGCTCTAGGAGAACCTGGCCGGTAGAGCGGGCTAGTTCGCCGAGGAAGTCTTCAAGGTCGTCCACATTGGACGACAGGCTAGACATACGGCTTCCTTCGGCGACTGATACTTCGGTAGCAGTAGAGTTGCTAGTACCACCAAGGTTAGCCTCTTGAGACCCAACTACGCGCATCATGTCCTCAAGCAGCATGGACGTGTCGTACAGGCTAGGATCGATCGGGTTGTGCTGGACCGGCTGGAGGATGGAATTGACGGCCTGACCTGGGGAAAGGTTCTGAAGCTTGATGACGGCGTTAGCCGGGTGGGACTGGAGGTTGGTGATGTCCTTCTCAGACAATGCACCTTCGTAGGTCGCGTATAGGGGGCGGTTGGCAAAACGATGCTCACGCAAAGCCTGTCGCGCGCGGTTATATTCCCGCTGAACCGGCATCAATAGGCGAACGTCGGAAGGAGGGATGACATCCTTTTCGGATTCAACTTCATTGAAGATCAGAGGGAAGAAGGGCCAGAAGCGTTCCAGTTCAAGGTGGGGCGGCTCAGGCTCCTTTAAGAAATCGTGGTAGCCGTCGCACACGACGTAAAGCATTCCATCCTTCTTGGAGTAGATTTCCCATACGACGGCTCGCTTGCAGTCTTCGTCTACTTCATTCTTGTCTTCATAAGCCGAATATTCCTTACCAATATCAACTTTGTAGATTTCCTTTACGTCCTCAATGTCGAGAATAAATTCCTGGGCAATCCAATCGGCACCTACAAAGCCGGACATCTGACGGCACTTCGGATCAACGATAATCGTATGGGACATCGGGAAATCGAAGACTACACCCTCTTTAATGATAACGTCTTGCTTTTCCTTGATGCTATCAAGTAGCAAACGAAGTTGTTCCATCTTGGCATGGTCTTCGGAAAACTTATCGTCAGCCCGATCTGCGGCAAGACGTTCAAGCGTAGTAAGCTGCTCCGTAATATCGGTAATGCGATCTACGTCTTCCGGACGCTTTTCCATCACTCGGTGGTAGCCAATCTTGACGTAGCCAACGCCGTTCACGCACACTCGACGGACGAGCTGCTTCATCTGCCCTTTGAAGGAAGGCTGCTGTTCTTGGAGCTGGTGATGAGCCACAATCTCCATTGTCTTTGCAACTCGATCAAGCATACGGCGACGCTCAAATCCCTGCTGGGCATCTTGAATCGTCTGCATCATTACCGGATCAATTGGCTGTCCGGTAGCCATCGAATTCTGCATAGAAATCTGGACAGCCTGAAACGAAGACATATCGCCTTCCCAACTTGCAAAGTCTAGGGTCTCGCGACGTTTTGCAATAAACTTTGGATTCTTGGCGTACAGAGCAGAGACTCGCTGGCCGACGTGACGCTGGACGATATTTGCGACGTAGCGGTCATCGTTCTCATTGGACGACCATTGCTTGCCCATGTAGAAGTCCGTGTCCTCCTTCATGCGGTCAAAGGACTTCTTCCAATGCTTCTTGGCGTTCTCGACCTTCTTGATCAGGGTCTTGACCAAGGATGCTCGGGACGGACCTGGCTTCTCGGCGTCACGCAAGATACCGCTTTGCTTGGGTTCTTCTGGGGCCAAGCCTTCCGGGGCCATTTCGAATTCGTTTTCCATTTCAAGTATTTATGTTCAGAAACCACCCATCTGCAAGAAATTGCGTCTAGCCTCATCCCACTTGCCGGACAGCTTCACCCAGGCAAGGGTTCCGCTTTTGGGGAAGTCAGATGGCTTTTCGTAGGTTTTGGCTGCGCCAATCATAGTACTTAGCAATAATCCCACTAGTCCCATAGCGTCTACAAAGTCGTCATGTCTGGCCGATGGGAACTTGAGAAGCTCGGTTTCAGCCTCAATCCACCAAGAGGTTGATTTAGGGAAGAATACCTTGCCCATAGCCATGCGGCCACGGATCGCCTGGGCTCGGGTTTGCTTGTCCTTAACAGGGGTAATCTCCTCCACCACGGTCCAAATGCCTCGCTCTTGCTGAACCTTGCGTAAAAATGGTCCGATGGATTGGGAGATATGCCCTCGCTCCGCACCCCACTTTGCCGGCCTGTGGCGAGCCATCAGGTCAATCATGCCATCGATGACCTGGTCCGTAGACGCTCGGCGCCACCAGACGTCAGGAAGGACCCATACGTTGTCTTCCTCGTCTAGGCCAAAGGGCAGCAGCACGGTCTTGTCAGCCGTTTGGGCTGTAGACACGGCATGGTCGGATACGCAGTAGTAGCGTAGGTTGTTTGGAAGTTCGTGAGGATACGGCTTTAGCCAGTCTCGTTTAAAGAAGTCACCGTCGTCAGGTGTAGGCTGTCCCTGGTACAAGGCAGAGAACCCTTTGGGATTGAGACGCCTGATCTCGTTAAGAAAGTCCAGGCCGTATCTTTCCGGCCATAGGGCTTCCCCTGGCTTACGCTCCATAGGGTCATCCTTGACCGCGATAGCCGGCAAGGACAGCACACGCCATGCCTGGGCTACCTCATCGTTATAGCATGGGTTCTTAGGATCAGTCAGACGACCAACCAGATCATCCTCATGCCACCGCGTCATAATAATGACCACACGCGCGCCGGCCATCAATCGTGTCATGGCTACCTGGGTAAACCAATCCCACAACTTGTCTCGCTCCCGCTTTGAGTCAGCCTCTTCGCGGTCCTTGATAGGGTCATCAATCACCAAAAGGTCAGCACCGCGACCAGTAAGACCGCCGCCAATACCAACAAAGTTGGCAAGCCCGCCTTCTTCAGTCTGCAATTTGTCGGACGACTGGCTTCCAGTTCGCAACTTGCACCCAGGGAACACCTGGCTAAAAGCAGGCATACGCATGATTTCTCGCACAGAACGTCCAAAGTCCTGAGCAATGTCTGCGTTGTAGGTAGCAAAAATAACCTGGCGATATGGGTCTTTACCCAAGAACCATGCCGGAAAACGCCTCGACGCCAATTCTGACTTCCCGTGGCGTGGCGGCATAGAAATAATAAGTCGTTGATATACACCCTTCTCAACCTGTTCTAATGCGGCACAGATCGTTTCGTGATGCCTTACGGGCTCATAGCGCGATTTGTCCGGATTCTCCGGGTCCTCGGGATCCGGCATGGTCATCCGCGTAAAATCAATAAGCGAAACCTTTGCCTTCTTTACGCGAAGGAGCCGCGTAGCGGCAAGGAGCTGACGCTCCATTTCCGCTACCTCTGACAACTTGTGCTTCTCTTCTGTGGTCGGTTTTTTAGCCATTACGCCTTGGGAGCGGAAGGCTTGGGAGGATAAAACTCCGTGTAGCCGGCAGGGACTGCGGCCAGAAGTTCAGCCTCCGTGGGCTTGTTCAGAAGAGTCAGCGCGGTGTTAGCCTCGCCTGGCTTCTTGTATTCGCCGATGATAAGTGCGACCTTCTTATCGGCGTTGAGTAGTGCGTTCCAGCCGACAGGCAGGACGATCTTGATGAGTGTGGTCATGGGTTAAGTAGTGTAGGTGTAGTATCCGCTAGAACCGTCAAAGGCGTAGTAGACTGTCTGCATACCGGCAGAGTCGTAATAGGAGTAGAAGACGTGTCCGTAGGAATACCATAGTTCAGATCCGTCTGAATAGAAATTACCACCGAACGAATCCTCCATGTATCCGTTCCAGCCTTTACCATATTGGAAGGAAATATATGTGCCATACTCGTCGTAGTAGTACAGGTCTAGATTGTATTGAGAATACGTATCCCAGAATCCGTAAGGAAGGTAGCCACAGGTAGGATCGTTATACTGGTTAGCGCCGTAGTAACTTCCGCCATTGCCGTCTGCGTATGTCGTCAGCTTGAAATAAACAAAATTCCAAGTTGTTCCAGATTGGTCCAAAAGATCTCCATAGCCGCAACTTTCACCAACATTAGTACCAGCATCGATGAAGTTATACTCGACCAGGGTATTGGTTGCAGTTTCAAACTTCAGATATGAAGTCATCGGATAATTGCTTGCATAGTCATAGTATCCGTATGAATGAGCAACCTGTCCGTTATAGGCCGTGATGTTATTTCCACTACCGCCGGCACTACCGCCGCTCCCATTTGAGTATGTAGACTCGGAGTATGTTCCGTATGTGAATGTTCCGCTGTCCGGTCCATGACTCCAGTTGATTTGAAGATCTGAATTACTGGACGAATACATATATCCGTATGGAATCCAGCAGCCTTCCGTGTTGCTGCCTTCGACATTGGTATAAGACCCACCGGCTCCATCTGCGCGAGTCACGGAGTAGTTCCATTCTCCGGACCAGTAATTATTAAAGTAATCGTATCCATCGGCTGCCGTGCAACCAGCGGACAGGAATGTTCCGTATGGCGGGAAACTAGAACCAGGCTTGAACGCCAATCCTGTAAGGCCGATGATCATTAGGCCAGGTTGCCGGATAGTACCCACTCATTGGACGCAACCTTTATGGCTACTGCAGTACCCCATTGCTTCGTAATATTCAGAAGATTGTCGGCAGAGTGAATTGTCGCGTAATTAGACGGAGCAAAAGACATCGTATAACTAGACATATTAACGAAGACTACTTGTGCGCCAATCGGGAACGGTCCGTTGGCGTCGTCGTTTAGATAAAAAGTAACTGTTGAATATGCGAGAATAACCGTATTGGCGTCAGATGCCACGATTGACCGATACCCCATGCCTCCGTCGCCAGCAACAGTAGTCGCAAGCTGGGTATTGTTGGTGGCAGCGGCAGTAGCCTGGGTAGTCGCGTCCGGGAAAGTCACGCCGGTTGCGCGAATCTGGGTCATTCCGCTGACATCCTGGACCGTGATGACGTCATGCTCGATCCACGCGGAGTGGGGCGTCGCACCCATATCTTCAAAGCCGATATACTCGTTGGTGAAGTAGGCCGTCTGGTCTGGCGTGTCGATGTGCTGGATCGTGACGGAGTCGTGGGCGATGGTGACGCCCAGTTCGTTGGTAGACTCAAAGACCTTCACGATGTCCGGCGAAGCAGAGAAATAGTAGTCCGCATTTTTCGTAAAGATGCGGTTGTATTCAACGGTCGAAAGCTGGTTGACGCTTCCGGTGAGTTCGACGCCAAATCCCCAGCCGCCAACCTCGGAGTCGTTCGTTCCGTCGGACATAACGATAGCAGCACCCTGTGAGAGCGTACCGCCATCGAAGGAAGGAGCCGAAGTGATATAGCCTTGTGACGTAACGAAGGCTTCCGTTGCGTAGCCGGCAGGAACAGACGTAAGAAAACCACGGCCATTCACCCAGGCCTGGGTGGCGTAGCCAGTCAGCGCAGAACTGGTGATGTAGCCGTCAGGATTGTTGACCGAATACTTACCATCTAACGCGGACTGTAGTCCAGTCACGTTGCTGATCGCGTGGGTGTGGTGATAACTGGCGTAATTAGCCGCCTGGATCGTAGAAACGGCAGCTTCTGCCGTATTGGCGTGGACAAGGGCTGAATTCTTTGCCTGGAGGGCGGTAGTGGCGTATCCAGACGCCGTATCGGAGTAGCCTTGGGCGAGGATCGCCGAAGCTTCAGCAACATCTCGCGCAATTTCAGCGTCATCTCGCGCTGCAAGAGCGTCTATGGCGTTCTGGGAGGTAAGAACAGCCTCCAGTTCAGCCACCTTGGCGTCACCAGCATCGTTAACCAGTCCAATCTGGGCTGCGCCGGCAGCCTCAACGGCTTGTACAGGAGCGTCCGTGAGCAACGGTTCAACTTCCTCGGCGATGACAGCCAGATTAAGAGCAGTCGTACGCACCTTGCCGTCGTCGGCCTGGATTTCACCCAGCCGAGAGATGGTGGCGTTGATCGCCGTTCGGGCATTGTTCAGCTCCTGGTCGATTTTTTGCCCCTGGTGGGGGGTGGTAGGGTTGCTTTGGCTAAAATCCGTGAAGGACCAAGAGCGGTCGAAAGGAGCAGGAGGCTGACTCATGTGCGGATAGTGTATCAGTCATTCCATAGAAGCAAGAAATGGAATGTAGGAGAAAGTTTTTTTAGTACCCGAATTTTTGCGAGAGGGGGATGG